CTCATGCAAAAAACCGGCGTAGGTGAAAATTGACAGTTGCTGTGATGCCTCAATCATCTCCTGCCGGTTTTCAAATAGCGGACATTTTTTAACAGTGCAATGACCGTCAACCAGCTTTTTGGCGTTATCGCACTCTAGACAAAAATTGCGGATATTTGAGAGTGTTTTTTTATGAGAGATCATCGGTTATTCCTTTCATCATCCCTACGCTTAATTAATTGTTTTTTAACAGTGTTCCGCTCGCCACTCGTCCCGAGCTTCCCGTGCCGACTCCCGCCAGTCCAATTCCGTATCGGGGTCACTGTACGGGTCGCGGCCCTCGTCATCATCGTCGGGGACGTTAGGGTTGTTTTGCATATCGTCGGGGCTGGGGTGGATCATGGTTTTCTACCAGTTCCCCCGCGGGCCGGACATTTTTTTGCTTCAGGGGGTTCTCGAAACATATATGTTCCAAGGTGGAGCTTGCGGGCGGGCTTTTTGCGTATCGCCCGTTTATATGCACCAATTTTTAGATATGCCTCGTATGGGCAATCCTTAAACGGATCGCAAACAGCATCAGGTATGCCGCAAACATTGCAATCGGTTTTTTTGTTTTTGTGGATCACAAACACCCCGCCAAAATCACCCCGGCAGAAATTACCACTATAACCGCAGTGGCGATTAAAAAATGAAGCGGCTTGGCTAGATTCAGCCGGGGAACGTACCCGCGCCGGTCCTGGTGCCATGCCAAACGCCAGAAAAAACGACGGAAACAGGCCAAGAAGCCCTGTAAGCGGTCTAGTGTGTCCCTTTTCATCGTCCCGGCCTTTCCAGCGGCTTGGCGACCGGTTTGCGGCGGTCGGGGCGGCTTGGTGTCCAACCCTCGGCATCGGCGTAAATCTCGTTATTCCGGTGCATCCGGTCGATTGCCCCCTCTGCCCATATCTGCTCAATTGACTCGTCCAGGGCGGCCAGATCGTCTCCAAGGGAGGCGTGGAATGCGAACGGGGAGCGGTCGTCGTTGGTTTGGTTTTGGAGTTCTGTCATCATTTCGGCAAAACGTGGATTGGACATAAACACCTCTCTACAGGTGAAGTGGCCCGGCCCTTGCCATTCAAAGCATCGCGGTAGAGCGCGAAGGCCGGATAATTGGTTACGCTACGGTTTTTGACTGTATTCGAACTTTCCGATACTGACCATACGGCATATACGGGTATAATGGGCAATCGGGGCATTCGCAATCCTGCCTGCCATCTGCGTACCAGGCCATGCAATGAGCGCATTGAGCTATAATTGCCTGCTTCGTTGTCAAAGCAGCGTTTTTCTCAACATAAAGCAGGTACAAATCGCGCCCCCGTGATTTCGCGGCCTGTTTTGCGGCAGGCAGGTACTTCCCGTGTTTTTCTACCTGTTTGGTTAGTGTTTTAATAGCTTTGGCAGGATTTTGAGCATCCCGGTGATTGCTGATTGTGTGCCCTTTTTGAAACATGGTATTTTCCTTTGCTGTACGATTCGTTACTAAAAGATCAATTTTGTATGCTATAAACTAATTATAACTAATAAAAAACACAAAAGCAAGATATTTCTTTTGAAAAAGTGAATTTATTTTTTTAATGCGTTTTTAACCTTTACGTCCAACTGGTGCGATCTATACCATTTTCTCATATATTCCCGCTGCGCTTTTGTGCTCTTTTTCGGTCGTCCCATGATTATTCTCCTTGTTAAATTCCAGTGAAGGGTTCAAGGAAGTGTGAATTATTTTTTAATATAAAAAGTCGTGATTGTCAATCCTGCCGCCAATATCCAATAACATGCCCTTGGCTTGTCGTTGATAGCTATAAACGCAATCATCGAAATAATGTTTAGTATGACGGATAAAACAGGGGTGTATTTTAATAAATCAATCAGCTTCATTCCCTCTCCCCATCCGGCAATTTCAGCGCCATTTGTTCCGCGTCATCTTTGTTGCGTTTGTGTGCGGCCCGGTGAGCGGCTATGCCATAGCTGGTAAACCGCTTGTGACATATAGGGCATTCGTGGGAGCGTTCGCCGTTATACATGGTCACTCCCCTTGTCCCTGATCTGTAGGGCGTCGATCTGCTCTTGTATCTGCGTTTGCTCTCTAGGCGTCGTTTTCATCGAGCCGAGAAAATCCCTCAAATAGCATAGCTTCTGCTCGTTGCTCATGGCCCGGTATTTCCTGTTGTGCTCGGTGAGCCAGGCGGACCAAGACGCGGCGGTTGTGGTGGTAGTCATGGTTAATCTGATCCTCGTTCAAAATGGTCTTTGCAGACCCAAGCAAAAAAAGGTTTTTCGCAACCGGGAGAACAGCAATGATTATCCTCCCGCAGCTTGTCGGTGGCGGGGGTGGGTGTGGTAATAACTTCACCGCGTTTGTGGGCTGCATCCCAGACCTCTTCTATGGTTGGTAATCGGTGGTGATCTGTAAAAATTTCTTCTACAAAATCATACAGTCCGTCAGATTCCATAATTATTCCCCTTCCCCTGCGTTTCTGGTGTCAAGATTGTTTCAATAGTCGAGTGCGTCACATAGTTTTTTTATTGCCTGCTCGTATTCATCAGCCGGCAGATTCAGTGCGACAATTTCATGTTTAAGAAAATTGTAGAGCACGTCTTTCCCGCCCTTGTTCCGCTGGGCATAACGCTTTTTTAAATATTCAGCGTTTTTTATAATGTCGTCGAGTGATTGATTCATAATTCAGTTAATATCTCCTTGAACTTCATTTTAATATTTGTGGCTTGTAGGTTCTCTGCTGCCCAGATGCAATACTCAATGTCCATGTCTTTTATTTCTTGCAAAGAATTTCCTTTATACTTTCCAAAAGGCATAACAAAAAGTGCTGCCGGTTTTTCTTGTGATATGAATTTTATAAAACCACATTTAGGGCACATCCATTTCATGTGCGGGCCTGATTTTTCAAGATACGTATTTTCTCCGCCGCACTTCGGACACGGATCATCAAAGGGTGTTTTGTTTTCCATAATTACCATCTCTGATTCTTACTAGTTATCTTGCGGAATATCAGTTTTGCTATTGCGACCAATTTACTTTTAAAATCGGTTTTGCCCAGAAGCATCAGAACGTCGATCAACTTCTTCATAGCTGCCGTCCTTATCGTTGTATTTAAAAACAACCATACCCTGTTTTCCAGCGTACCGAAATTTTATCTTTTGAACGTGAATTTCTGTTGTTTCGTCCGCGTAGTTTCGGTGAACACATATTCCATTGTCGGCTTTGTTTCTCCAATGTGAACTTCCCTGGATGTCGTATAGTTCAGGAATAGGATAAACACCATTTTTATCTTTCTGCATTTTTGTGGGGTGTGCAACAATCCACAAATGAATATTCCACCTACGCGCAAATTTCCGGAGTCGGCGCAAACATATTCCTATAAAATCAGAGTCGTTTATGTCATGGGGTTTTGAAAGCTCTATTTCGTTCCAAGGATCAATAATCAAGCCGGAAATATTTTTTTCCTTTATTAATATTTCGGTTTGTGCAAGAATTGAATCAAGATTTATGTCTTCTTCAAGCGCGTCGATAAAATAAAAATATTCAGATATTGCATGAATTGCAGCTTCTAAATCTTCTCTTGGAATAGTACGTAAACTATTTCTACAAAGTTTTTCAATTAGTTTGTGATAGTGCATTTCGATAGGATAGTTTTCTGGAGAAAAAACCGCGAATTTCCATTTGTCCCTTACAACAAGATTCACTGCAAGCGCATCCATAAATTCTGATTTTCCATGAGACGGCATTCCAGTAATAACTGTGAATTGTCCACGGATTACAGAATACAGATTATCAAGGGTTTCCCAGCCAGTTGTTTTTCCTTTAGGATAACCATGAGCAATAATGTCGAATATTTTATCTCTGACAATACCTGAATCAACCAATTTTACTTCCTGTTTTATTGGTTTATTGTTCCCGTTGAATTTTAATTCTGGTTTCGGCTTCACTCGTTCCCCGTATCCCTTGGCATACAATTCTTTTGCCGCTGCCGAATAGTCTCCGCCATGTTCGAGTATTGCATAAACCGCACTGGCTTTATAAATATGCTGGTTTTCAAACTGCGTAGAGGTTGTGAAAACATAAAAACGATCTGGTATCGCGTTCCATGTCGCTGAAATACTCCGCTCTGTTTTGCCAGGTCGTTGAAAATATTTTTTCCCGTTACGATCAAAGAGAATTTTCCAGCCGTGCTTTTGCAGAATATCAGAAACATCATGGCGCTGGTTATAATCATCAAAGGGGGTCAATCCGTTTATGGTGATATCGCGGGGAATTTCTTTTTCTTTGATAGATTCGGTGATTAATTCGTTGAAGGACCGCGCCGCATTAATTAATATTTCCGCTTCCTCAATACTCAAGGTTGGAACATATTGAAAATTTCCGTACTGTAAAACATACCCTGGCGATGGAGCGCAAACAAAATACCCTCCTTCGCCGCGTGTCTCAATTGTCGCTTTGTTATCTTTATTGTTTGCGAGTTTTACATTTCCAATTTTATAATCACTGCGGAAAATAACGTGAAATCCACCAGAAGGGGATTGTTCAATAACCAATTTTGAGAGTAATTCTGGATATTGTTCATTGATAAGCAAAAGCCACGGGTTGTATTTATCGCCGTTTTTAATATCAAAATCCACACAAATTAAACCTCCAGAAACATTTCCACATATACATGCAACCTGCGAGGCTGTCCAAGTTGCTGTCATTTGAGAAACAGGGTGATGGAGTTGAAATTCTTTCCAAGCAATAAGTGGGCGCTTATCTTCGCAAGGAATAACAGAAAGACCGTATGAAAGATATTGTTGGAAAATATTCATTGGAGAATCCTGGTTGGGTGAATTGCTGTTTGTTTCGCTGTTTCATCAAGCCATCGTTGCCCGGTGAGCCAGCCCTGCGCCATCTTAATATACTGTTCTTCTTTCCCTTGGCATTCTATTGCATATCGCTTTGCCCCAGCTATTATTATTTCTGGTTCCGTGGTCTTTATCTGAATAAGCCATGATTTAAAAGCGTGGCCCTTGTCTTTTAGCTTCGGATATTCTTTCCAGAAGGTTTCAAAATCTTGAGTATATATTTTACTTCTTACCTTCTTAACTTCTTCAGATGTGGTCACTTGTTGGTCACTTGTTGGTCGGTTGTTGGTCGGTTGTTGGTCACTTTCAATTTCTTTGTCTTGATAATTACAATAATTACAAATAGTTATAATACTAAATCTGTTGGTCGTTTTTACAGTTATTTCTTTAGTCTCGATTAGTTTTTTTATAAAAGTACGAACCGTCCTCTCAGAAAGACCGGTTTCATCAGACAAAACCTTTCTTCCTGCAACAAAACTTCCTCGCGGAATATCGTATCCTTCAAATCTTGAATCCTTAAAATTTGCCTTAAATATTAAATGAACAAAAAGGTGAACGGCTGCTGATTTTTTATACCATTCCCATTCTTGTAATTTACGATGAATTTTAATATACCCGTTCATTATGCTTCAATCTGGATTATATAAGAATCATCATCAATTTTGTCGATTGGAATACCAGAAGAACCAACAGCACATAACCTATCAAGAAAATCAGGTAGTCCTATATTTTCTTTATCTACTTCAAAAACATCGGAGAGTATTTTTTTTATTTCCCCGAACGTGTAGATTGTAATTTTTTTAGGCATAAAACCTCCCATAAAAACCCCGTGACAGAGGTTTAGTGAATCGGTGGATACGGGCGTAAACCCGAAAGCAAATAAACGTGTCACGGAGCGATAATTTTTAACATTGGATTTGCCCGATCCTGTACGGCGGCAAGATACCGCCATGAGAGTAATTATAAGCATTGCGCGAATGAAAGTCAATAGGCAAAACAATTTATTTTCAGGGGGGGAAGAAATAAGTTGCAAAGAACGCAAAAAAGATATATTATATATTTAACTCTTGCATTAAACGCTGGTCATAATTATTTTCGAAGAAAACAGCAAAGCACTCCAAAGGAGTAAATACATGGCTTCAGTAAATGCGATCAAGTCAAGACCGCTCACCGAACAAGGGCGAAAGAATTGGGATAAGGCTTTTAAAAAAAATCCAGAAAAGGCTGTTTCCGCATTAAACATTAAAATTCAAAGAGTGAAACTTCCCGGCGGTATTGACTTGGATGTTATTACTCATAATGCTTACAAAGGACCAACATTTTTCGTTCCGGCTGATACGTTCAAAAGAGTAAAACATACCTACAAACGCGCTAAATCACTCAAAAACTCTAATAAGTAGCTTGTATGGCAAAATCATTAAGAGGGGCAGACGCTACAACCCGGAAACTATGTTCCCCGCAACATGTATGGGATTCAACGCACCCGAACAAATACCGAGATGCAATCAAGGTTTTAAATAATGGTCTTCAAGATCAAGAGTCTGATATGCGCTTTAAATGTGCCCGTGAAATTATCAATCATACTAAAGGCACTCCTTCTCAATCCGTCGATCTCACTTCTGGCGGTGACAAACTCGAATCAATCCCAGCGACACTTCAAATCAAGATTGTTGACTAATGCCAATCAAAGACGGCAAAATAGTTGACCTTGAACTTCCTCGTAAACATGCGCGGGTTTTATTCGATCAATCAAAGCAGTGGCGGTTTCGTGAATTGCATGGTGGCCGCAATGGCGCAAAGGACTGGAGTATTGCCGCTGCTGCTATTGAGATTGGAATACGCAAATCAACCCGGTTTCTATTTACCAGGGAAGTGCAAAAGACGCTTGCCGCTTCTGCTCACCAACTTTTAAAAGATACTATTCAGCGCCTTGGCTATTCTCAATACTTCGAAGTTCTGCGCAATGAAATCCGTTGCAAACAGAACGAAACAATATTCCTCTTTGAAGGGCTGAATGATATTGTTGCCTCGGACCTTAAAAGTTTTGAGGGAATAGATATTGCGGTTATCTGTGAAGCGGAGGACCTGACAAAACAATCATTCCAGACGTTCAATTTTACAATAAGAAAACCTGGCTCTCAAATCTGGATTCAATTCAATCCACAATTCGAGGATGATTTTGTATACTCGTATTTTGTCACGAATCCCCCTGGAAATTGCATTGGTTGCCAGGTAAATGGCTTTGGATTGTCGGCGGACGGCAAAGCGGTTGTTCCCGCGGATAACCCGTGGGTAAGTCCCGAACAGATTGCAGAAGCGCAGAAGCTATTAAACAGCGACAAAGACGCTTTTGATAATCAGTGTCTTGGATTGCCAAAGGGGAGCGGTGGTCGTGTGTTCCCGCTGTACAACAAAGACATTCACGAGATAGATTTTGACCTGTCTTATCTGCCTGAATGTGATTTATACATGAGCATCGATCCTCACCGGAAGTATTATCCAGCAATTACATGGTACGCTGTTACTCCGACAAGCGCAACAGTTGTATATAATTTCTGGCCTCGATTTGAAGAGCTGGGGATGTGGTACGATGAGGCGCGAAACGTGAAAACATTTGACATGGACCGGAAGCAGCTTGCAAATATTATTCTGGCGAATGACCATACTTTTCAGGGCGGCAAAATAATAAGCCGGGTTGGTGATCCGCGATTCTTGGCAGAGAATACAGATTTTGTGCCGGGCTTGATGGAGCATGGAGTTGTCGGTTGGCTGGATATACCTTTTGAGCGGATTGAAACGCAGCGCGAGAACCTTAAATCATTGATGAGTTATAATCCAGCTATTCCATTCGGTGGATGCAATCTGCCGGATTGGTACGTCGTTCGTGATTTGACAAACAAAACCCGCGCATATCGTCGGCACTCATACGATCAAGAGAAGGACAAAGAAAGCGAAGTGCACAAAGATCCTATTGACAATGACCGTTATTTTTTATCACAATTTCCGAATGGGAAACCTGTATATTTAGGGCGCCATTCAGTGACACGAATTCAAACAATCAAATCCCTCGCCTCTATCCAACTGGCGAATCTGCCGGCGCAAGGGTATTACAATAAACCGAAGTAACCCACTTCAAAGGAGGAAACCGAAATGGTTGCATTAAAAGAAATTATTTTTTATGGTTTTCTAACAATTATGATGATTATAATTATTTTGTT